AACAACATTAAAAATAGTTTCAATATTCGCCGCAGTGCATTTTATCGGACTAATTCCATAGTCAATGTCATACGATAATATAACTTCATCGTTATTACACTTAGCTATTATAACATTCTCGCTTGGACCGACAATTTTGTCTTTTATTTGAATTTTTTTATTATTTCCAAAACTTTCTATCAATTTTTTGAAGATACTATCCTCGGGTACCCTTTCGGTATTTCTGATAATAATATCATTTTTATTTATAATGACATTCAATTTTTTCACATCAATCAACTCCTGCCTTTTTATCGTACACTTTATTGGTTGTTCCACTACTTCGTATAATGTCCTTGTAAATATCCTCTCCCGAAAGTCCGTATTTCAGTTTTTTATGTTCTACAAGTTCATCGAATGTGATAGATTTTTTATTTTCATCAAGCCATTTTCTCTCTTTTTGATTTTTCATTAATTCTCTTGCTTCAAATCTGTATTGACTTCTTAGACTGTGTGCTTGTCTTGCTTGTTGCTCCAATGTTTGTGTTTGATCAATCAAATTTAAAATATTTTCGTCGTGGGCTTTATACCATAAACGAACCTCTTTATTGCCTAACTTCTCAACAAGACCATTCATATCTTTAAAGTCCATTTGGTTTAGACATTCTTGCTTTTCGGACTTAAACTGCTCCCATCTGTCACTATCATTATACTTCATATCCACAAAATCATCAAGAGTTTTCGGAAATTCCTTGCCGAAAATTTGACTGTATTTTTCATACTGCACTTTGTCCGCTGACCTGTTTCGCATTTGCTTGACGTGAAGTTCTAACGCATTTTTCTGCTCGTCTGACAGACCTTTTTTCCATTCGTCAAACGTCATACTTCCGTCAACCTTGTAATTCTCGCCTGTGAGTGGGTCACGAGCGATACGGCTTGTCAAATTCACGTCTGCCATAATCGTAACGCACCGACAACGTGGGTGTATCGGTGGGAAGTTTTCGCCCTCAACGGCTTTATCCGTATCAAACACGCTCCCGTCAAGACTTCCGCACCTGTCACACGTCAATTCAGACAGTGCCGCAACAAAACGATACTGTTTTATACCGATTTCCTCATACGCCATCTTTTGACCTTGGTTCATAAAATGCGCCGTTTCACTTCGCACAAGTGTTTCGGCTGATGTTCGTATTCCGCCCGGTGCAGTATCTTTGACGTAATCAATCAGCTTATCAGTCATACGGCTTACACTGTGACCGCTGATTATACCGTCCTCAATCGTCTGTCCGACTGCCTGTATAAATCTGTCGTTATGTATCCACACTCTCTCGCTGTAGTTGTGACCGTGCCACGGCTCACTTAACACTTTATTAACCGCCTTTTGCGGTACAAGTGAAAAATCAATACCGCAGTTTAAACCTTGTGCGGTATCAAAAATATTCGTATAATAAGCCGTCTTTACTGCACTGTCATACAGTTTCTTTTGTTCCTTTATAGCCTCATTCGCAACGTGTCTAAAGTAAATATATACATTACGTTTCAGTCCCTCTAATCGGCTAATTCTCGCACCGTATGCCTGTGCATTTATGCGGTTTAGAATTTCCTTTTTGACTGTCTTGTCGTCTGTTTCGTCGTACAGTTCAAGCAGTTCTTCGTACTGTTTGTCGCTGTCGGCTATGCTCATCAGCCGACGTGCCTCTTTTTCGGGTATATCAGTTGAAATATAGGCTTTAAACGTTTTCTCAATGTCATTGTTTACATTCTTGATTGCTCGCTCATATGCCTTAATTACACCGTCCTTAACGCTGTCCGCTTGCGATTGTAAATATGTTTCAACTTCAACGGCACGCTTTACCCAATATGCCTTACTCTTCATTGTAGTTTACTTTCCTTGCCGAACTTTCAGCGATACGTATATCCTCGGCGGACTTTTCCGCTTGCTCTCTGCGTGCGATTTCAACTTCTTCCTTTGCGTCTGTGATGAATGGCAAACGTTCAAGTAATGTTTCGTCAGACGCAAGACCTTTGAGGTAATTGATCATCTGCGCAATTTCCAACTCATTCGCAGGCAAGTTATATGTAAATCCGATGTCAACTCTGTGCGACGGCACTTCTTTCATTGCGTTTAATGTCACTAAGAAATTGTTGTAAATCTCTAATCGCTTGCGCAATGTCTTAGCGAAATTACGCTCTTTGTTCTTGACGTGCTGTTCAAATCCCAACAGCTTGTACTTTATCGCCACACCCGACAAGTTGTTGCCGAAACTTTCGTCCGACAAGTCGGGAACGTGTGACAAACGGTGTATATCGTCCTTGATGTCGTCACGCAACACCTTTGTATCAGCCTCGTTCAGCACCTTTGACAGATACTCCGCCTTTGCGTCACCGTCACCCATTAAAATACGTTCTACCAATAATTTTTTTGCCTGTTCGGTGTCAAGGTCGCAGTTACACAAAAACAACAGCGAATTAACGAATTGTTCTTTGTCGTTTATTCGGTCTGACATCAACACATTGTATGCGTCAATCTGCGTTATAAGCTGTTCAAAATCGCCCTGCATTTCCGTATTATTTCTGTATTCGATAATAGGTACATCAAAAAAGTAATGTGGTTCAACATTTTGCAATGACAATGCCGTATAGCTGTCAAGACCTGTGTATGTATATATAAATGACTCGTCATACACACGACAAATACTGCCTGTGCAGTAGCCGTCAAGGTCGTATTTCTTGTAGTAATACACCGCAAACAACGGCTTTTCAAATGCCGACTGCGAGTAACATACAAATGTATGCTCCGGGTCCAATCGGACACTTCTCGGCTTGCTTTTTTCATCTGCATAAATCAGTTCATATGCTTTGCCGTAAATGCTCATATTCTTTACGATTTCACTGTCCACACTCGGCATATCCTGTTCCAAATATTCGTTTTTGATTGCCTCAATATCGTATTCGTCCGACACCGCATATGTTACAGGATTGCCGACAAGATAACTCTGTGTCATATCCGTTATGTACTTTGCGTGATTACACATTATGCGGTTGTTTGCCACGTTTTTACCTCTTTTTCTGCGGCTTAAAATGCGGTGATCGCCCATATAGTAATCGTGCAATAATCGGTATCTCTGTCGCTCTCGCTCGTGTCGTTCAATCAATTTCGTTATGATAAACGGTGTCACACCACCTGCGACTATATCTTCATCAATTATCATATTCCGTACTCCTCTCTTGAATAGATTTTAGCTTTCTTATCCTTGCGCCAACTCTCAACGCCGTATCTCAGTGCCGCCATTGCATCATCAAATACATTGACAGGTTCGTCAGTATACTCGCCCGACTTTTCATCAACTCGCCAACGCCATTGCTGTATCTCTTTGATTACATTCACGCAAGACGGATGAATATGTATCTTTCTGCCTTTTAACCAGTCAATTTGTGATTGTATGCTGTTCGGATTTTTAACAACTGCCCTTGCACGATAGCCTGCCTTTCGCCACATTTTTATACGGTCCGGCTCTGCACTGTCACACCACATTGCAAGACTTTTGCTGAACTTCCCGTCAGCCTTTTGGATAATCTCTGTCGTATCCATTTCGTGTACATACAGTTCATTACAAACGTAAATATCGCCGTCCTTATAACCTAACGTTAATATGGCGTTTGCGTGATTAAATCCGAAGTCCTGTCCTATTGCCATAGCGTCAAAACGGCTCATATCTGTTTCAAATTCTTCAATGCGATAATTTGAGAATATCAATCCGCCTGTTTCGCCCCATTCGCCCAAGCCGTAAATTCTGTAGCCCTCAGGGTCAACCTCTTTACGACGTAGCATACGTTGTCTGTATGCCTCGTCACAAAATCGGTTTGTTAAATATGTGCTTTGATGTGTCAGAACATTGTCGTCCTGTATATCGAAAAACACTTTCTTTATCCAATGGCTTGATGATACCGGATTGAATGTCAATTTTATCTGATAAAAAAGACCGTTGGGAAGTTCACCTCTCAAACGGTCATCTATAATTTCAAAATCCTGTTGTACAAGTTCCGTAGCCTCTTCAATCCATACATCGGTTAATTTACCGTTTGCAAATGTGATTGATTTTAATTTTTCACGTTGCTTGTTATCGTTTACACCACGAAATATAATCTTGTTGCCGTTTATACAGGTGAACGACAACGGGCTTTGCGTAACTCGCCACGCTCTGCCAACACCCATACGGTTTATGGCACTTTCCAACTCGGCAAATGTACTGTCACGGTTTGTTATATCAGACTTTCTCACACATACAAGATTACGTCCTTTGTCACGCATTAAACGCAATATGTACAGTTGTGCAGTATCAACACTCTTGCCACTTCCGGCACTGCCTTTCATTACAACATAACGCTTTTTACATTGGTGTACAGGCTTAAATATCGGATTGAACGGTACTGTTATGTTGTTCATTCGTCCTCACCACCGTAATCAATCTTAATGCTGTAGTCCATATCACCGTCAACATTCAGCTTTTCTGTAAACAATGCGTAGTATTTACCCAACATTTCCGCCGCTTTGTTTACGTCCGACACCTTTGTCGGTATTTCAACACATATCGGTTGCTCCGCCTCGTCAGTGACTTTCTTGCCATTGTCGTCATAGTGTGATTTACGTGCTTTGCACGTCACAACAACCGTTTCGGGTTTCTCACGTCGCATAACAGCCGTAAGCGTTTTTAAGACCTCGTCCTGCTTGGCAATAAGAGCGTCCTCTTTCTCTTTCAGCCGTTTTTGTATGTATTCTTGAATGTCAAGTTTTGACAAGTTTTCAGAAGCTATCCTATTCGCTGTTTTTTTTGAATACCCCGCTTTTATTGCCGCCTGCGTTGCATTCAAATCAATCAAATATTCCTCACAAAACAACTTTTGCTTTTCAGTCACTCTTATCACCTCGCTTTCACATTTTCCGATTAACTACATCGTATATCCGTTTTTTGTCAACGCACGTTCTAACGCTCTGCGCTTGTGTCGGCACTCACACCATTTTCGATTTTTAAATCTCCATTTGCGTATAAATAGCCATTTTTTAAATTTATATTTTATTCGTTTCATAATTTCCTCCGAAAATAAAAACAGACTGCATATGATTGACATATACAATCTGTTTAATTGACTTAATATCTCCACTCCCACAAATCACACGAGATATTCACCCATCATCTCACGATGATACACTACCTTTTTACGAAAATAACGAGCGGTAAGATATAGAACACAAAATATTGCACTGTATATATGTTTTGCATTATTTTTTGTTTGCTCATTCTTTTCGCATTATAAATTATACCATAGAAAAAACGAACAAAACGAACAACTTTATATTTTTTTTAAAAATCTATTGTGCGTCATTCTTACAGCATCAGCCGAATTGCCACCACCCATCTTGAACGCTATCCACTGCCACGACGGCATTACCGTTCCGTCTATGTATCTGTATCGGAATATACGACGTGTTTCACTGTCGGATATTGTAGCGACAAATAATTCAATCTTGTTTTTCTGCCATTCTAATCGTTGACGTAATATAATATTATTCTCGTTCTTTTGCGTTGGCTCAACGCCCGATACAGAAATACAGTGTTTAACGTACGGGAACTCACTGTCAGAGCCTGTGACAGTTCCGTGTACTGTACTACTGTTTATTCTGTCATTTACCTCGTTTAATTCCGCTACAATACTGCGATACTGTTTTAGCTCTTCCTTTGTCAAATTAATTCCCCCTGTCTAAATATTCAATACGTCCGTCTGAATAAAATACCATTTTACAATCATTGCGGATTGTATCTTTAATTGTTTTTATTCTGCCGTTCAGCATATCCATTAATACAAACTTTGCCGCTTGTCCGATTTCCGTCATACGTTTTTACGCCAACCAAACTGCATATACAACGGATATAGTGTTACAGGTAATAACGTTTGCATTTTGTATATAATCATCTTCATACCGTCTTCGTCAACGTTTCGTGTTTTCAGTTCCAACGGTTTAAAATCTGCCATTAATGACTGATAATCAAAATCACATTCAGACTTAATTTCATCAGTAAGTTGTATTACTGTTCGTGTTTCGTTGCCGATGTGTTGTAAATAATTATGCGCATATGTTATGTACCTCACCAATCGTTTTTGATTCCAACCGTACTTTGTATGTAAATACCACACAACGAACACAACAGAATTAACTATTGCCTCTTTGGTTGCCTCGACTTCAACAATCTTGTAGGCTTGCAGTGCCTTTTTAGTATTAAATTTCTTGACACCATGCTTTTCAGCTACTTTTTTGAAATTTTCAACCAATGCTGATTCTTCCTTCATCGTTCTACCTGTTTCAATCTCTGCCGCATTTTCTTGCGTTTCTTCGCTATTTTATCTTTCACGCTCTACTCAACCTTTCTTATCAGGTACATATTCCGGACACTTTGTTATTCTATACGAATCGTATGTCTTGCGGTGTACCTTTTCTTTAGCCATTTTGTACCTCTCTTTCTTTATCACAAAATCACTTCTTTGCTATTTTCCCATATCTCGTTCGACAGTCATTCCCGTTCCGTCTTTTTGTATAGCGTTGGTAATAATCTCTATCACTTGTTTGTATGTCATTTCTCTTTTCATCGGCTCAAAATTTTTATCTTCCTCCAACAGCGCCGTAAGTAACAGCAGATAATTTATACTGTCACCTATCTTTTCAGCCCACATTTCTTTTGATATTGCCTTGCCCTGTTCGTAATCGTCAATCAAATCATACACGCTGACAGTATGCTTTGCCATCATACCGCCTAACGCTTTTACTGGTGTGCATTTCTGCAATTCGCCT